ATGTTTTTACATCATTTTACAGAGATTTACGACACTTTTGCCCCTTTTTTGCCCCTTTTGAGCAAACAAAAAAACCGCAAGCCTGAGCCTGCGGTGAAAGAACAATTTAGAAAGTTTCCTTTCTATTTATTTAACTGTAATCAAGCCATCTGGCTCTACTGTGAACTCTGGCTTGTCTGCCAGTGTTCCGTCTGGTTTGAGGTAGTACCAGCCTGTTCCGTCTGCGGACTGGACGAAGGCGTTTGATACCATAGCGCCTTCTTTAGCATCTAAGTAGTACCAAGTGTCCTTGTACTTGACCCAGCCTGTCTTCATGGCACCTTCTACATCAAAATAGTACCACTTGTCAGCGATTTTCTTCCAGCCTGTGGCCATTTCGCCTGATTGGTCAAAGTAGTACCAATTACCGTCTGTGTGCTTCTTCCAGCGGTCTGAAAGCATATAGCCTGAGCCATCGAAATAATACCAGGTACCGTTGATTTTCTCAAACTTATCTTTTGGATAAAAGCCGTCTGAGTGTACGTACCAGTAGCCAGTGCCATTTTTCTGCCAGCCTGTTGCAGCGCTCAAGCCGTTTTCGATGTCTTGCTTAAACTGTTCACGGCTAATGCCCCAACTTGCAAGATATGGATATGGATCCACATGGTCTGAGTGGTTGTTTGGTTGGTTATTGGTACAGTATTCATGCGTCTTGATACCTGCCAAGTCGTCTGTATCAAGAGTCTTCGGCAAGCCTGCTTCGTCCGCTAGATTGCGTAGCAATTCGATATAGAGGCGGTAGTCCGTCATGAACTCTTCTTTAGTTGAATGGCTTTCAATCAGTTCAACCGCTGCGTAACTCTCAGTATTCCAACCGCCCCCAACATCCCAACTTCCGTTGTTCACAGGACCTACTTGCATGACACGGCCATTTCCGACAACATGTGAAAAGAACCCTAGTTCAGGGTCCTTTCTATAGTGGTAATCAGCCTCATTTTGAGCTGTTGAGTTACGGTTGCCTGTTGAGTGGGCGTGTACTTGTCGATAAGGCTGCACCCCAACCTGTGGCAAGCCTGTTCGTAGTCTGTTTCTATCGATATCCATTACTCTTGTCCTTTCCAAGCGTCGTTCATCTGCTTCACGGCTGACTCCACAAAGGTGTCTAAGTCCTTGTCCGTCATACTGATATTGTATTTTGTAAGCTCAGCACGGACTTTAGCACGAGCCTGTGCCAGTTTTTCATCTCCCTTGTAGCCAGTTTCAGCAGCTACCTGCTCCACGGCATTAACTGCGTTCTTAGCCAAGATTTCAACAATCTTGATAGTCTTTTCTCCACCTTTTTTGACGAGGTATTCCTTGACTGCCTTGACTGCGATACCAGCCAAAATAACAAGGATGCTGATTGCTCCATTAGTAATGATTTCAGTAATTTGTTGCATTTGTTATTCTCCTTTTTTCGTATCATCATCTTTTTCAAGTAATCGCTGAAATACTTTTACAATCGGCTGAAAAAGAGTAACATTTCCTTTTAATTTGCGGTAATTTTCAATGAGAGATTGAAAAGTAAATGCGATGTACCCGAGATAGATTGAGTGCAAGAATACAAAACCTGTCTTTTCAGGCAACAAAACGGACGCCGGAATGAGGATCATCAGTAAGAGAACCCCTGAAATCTTACGAAGGAGCCCGTTAATGCCGATTTTGCTCTTGTACTCGATGTCAGGATTGATAATCGCCGCAATCGTCCCTGTGACAAAATCAATGATTTCCATTGAGACAATCAATGCCAGAGCGTACAAGACCAGACCATCTTCAGTCTGGACGACGCTTCGGAAAAAATTGAAAAATTCAATTTGCATACACGTCTCCTATTCTTTAGGTTCTACCGTTGGATCCGTCCAGTCAGGATTGCCCTCTGCATCAAATTTCATGATATAGAATTCCTGATTAAACAGAACGGCTACGTTGATTGTTGCGATTGTACCACCCCACTGGTTGAACGCCCAAACGGTTTCAACATCCTTGAATTGGCGACGGCCATTTACGAACACAGGACGTTTTTGAACATCACGATACATATAGAAATCATCGTTTACATTCTTGCAACGAATGAACTCTCCACTTTCTTTCATGTAGCGCAAAGCACTCGCAAGATCAAATGGTTCTGTGATTTTTGTAAGGTCTAGCAAGTTATCTGTGTTTTGAATTGTTTCTGCCATGTCTATTCTCCTTTGTCTGCTGGTTTAGTTTGTTCATCAAGCAGAGCTTCCAGCTCATCCACTCGTGCTTGAAGTCTTTGATTCTCTTCCCTTTGCTCATTCAACTGAATACTCAAGATATTACTTGTAATCATCGAATTTGTTGAAGTTGTTGACATTTCACTAATTGTCATTTGTAAGGCTTGGTTAAGCTGTTCTGTGTTCATTTTCTAAGTTCTCCAATCTGTGTGTTCGTTTTCTATTTTCAAGAGCAAGCTCTTAAATTGCTTTAAGTGCGATATTGGTCAACATGTTGTTATTCATGCTATTGTTTTCTCCATTTTTTCTATTTTTTGATTTAATTCTTGAATAGCCTTGATTAAGTAAGGAACTAAAGCGGTATAGTCGATATGTAGATAGCCATCTGGATTCTCAGGATCTCGTGAGACAATTCTTGGAACGATGGTTTCAGCCTCTTGAGCTATTAGACCAATCTCCTCATGTTTCTTATTTTCGATGAAATCAAATGCAACCATTCTTAATCTGTTGATTTTATCCAAGGCTTTCACAGCTGTATCTGTGATGTTCTCTTTTAAGCGTCTGTCTGATTTTTGTTCCATCCAATACTTCACGCTACCGCTACCGACCTGATTCCACCAAACAACCGCATTCCTTCCGCCTTTGGGATTCCAACCATCACCAAGCACATCTTTACTTCCAAGTTCGATACCATTTGAAAACACAGGAGAACGAGAAAAAGTAGTATTCCCATAGAAGTTTGCTCTCGATGAATTCGAAAAATCCACTTGATCATAAAAACCGACTTCATTCCTACAGTACATTTTCCCATCAGTATTGACGTTCCATGCTTTAGGTCCGGCATAGTTCCAATTATTTCCCCAGTTCGCCCAGAAGGCTGTCCGGACTCCATGCCCGGCACCATTCCCCATACCAACAGAGAACTGATTGACACCTGAAATCCAGCGACCGCCACCCTGGTCAAATTGACCAAGTGTGAATCCACCAATTCGACCTTGATAGGCTTCTAGGAAGGTTGAACTAGAAATGACGGACTCAACCTTAGTAGAGAAGATACGTTTAGATGTCAGTTGGTCAATAAAAGCATCATTTGCAGTTAATTTTTTAATAAGCGCATTGTCAACTTTCAACTTCTCAGCAGTTACCGCTTCAGCTTCTAATATCGTAGTCGTGACCGAACCAGCTTCAAAATTGCCCGTTTTCAACTTATCAACCATGGCAGACTTGATGACTGCTCTGTCAATCAGGGTCTCTCCAGTGATGTGGGTCAATTTCCCAACAAAGCGGTTATGTCCATTGGCGCCAAGATTGATTCCAGAGATGATATCTCCAGCCGAGTTGATGTTTTGAACTGCCCATGAGCCAGTTAGTAGAGTCATTTTTGTTTGCGTGGCTTCAAGCTTCTTATTCGCATCTGCGACCACATCTTCTGGATGTGGTTGCCATGTTCTAGGTTTATAACCTTTGTACAAGTCAACTTCTGTAATATACAAATCAGCTGTTCCTGATGATGAGCCATTGTTATCAAAACGAATGTAAGCATTATCCATTTCTCCGGAATTAAAAGTTACTGAGACATCTTCGCATCTAGAGGTAGATAGTTTCTTGCTGCTAACAACTTTCTTAACGATTGTGAATCCATCGCTCTCGCCTGCTCTTCGTCCCAAAATATAAACATCATAGCTTGCGAGAGCACTGTTGTTAAATCCTCTAAAATTCAGTACATAGTCAGTATTTCGTTCAAGATTAAAACGGTGACTATACAAAAAGTTTTCGTTTTTAGTTGCATTACTTAAACGCATAAGGTCTTTCTGCCCGTTGTGATAAAAGCTATGCTTAACCAATCTTCCTAAATTTTGAGTTGAGCCCCATTCATTCGTAGCATTTTTAAAATCACTATTCTTAATGAGGTTAGGGCCGCTTACACTATATTTCCCAACCTCAACCTGAAACAGTTGATTGGTCAGAGCCATGCGAGCAACCTTATCCGCAATTCCATTTTCAGTATTGCCCAAAATCCGCTCGTAAAGTTTACTGGTTTCCTTAACACGCTGGAAGTCAGTAGTCTCTACTTTTCGCGCTAGTTGATTGGTCACATTCGCAAATTGACTATCAGCATTCGCTTTGTTTGCAGAAACCTGATCAGATATTCTACCCATTTGTCGTTCAGCATTATCCTTGTTTGTAGCGACCTGAGTCTTTAAATTTGAAATCTGATTATCTGTGCCTTGCTTATTACTGTTTATCCGATTTGAAATATTTGAAATCTGAGTAGTGGTTCCTTGCTCACTGCTTGTAAGTCTATTTGATAGACCACTGATTTGACCGCCCACATCTTGCTTATAAGTAGTTATCTGACTTGAAATATCCGTGAACTTACCATCTACAGATTGACGATAGCTAGCGATTTGACTAGCGATGTCTTTATTCGCACTAGTTTTAACAGCTTCAATCCTCTGATTGATACCCTTAACATCTTCTTGATAAGTAGCCTTACCAACGAAATCACGATTGACCAGCTCACGGACTGCTGTCGCTTGTCTCGTGCTCTCCTCACGAGTATAGCGCTGTAGGGCTTCCTGTCGCTGACCGTCTTTATTTACATATTCCTGAATAGCTGATAAGTCGGTTCGCAAGCCCTGAGCTGTCCGCTCAAAGGTAGCCTTAGCTTCAGTGATGAGACCATCAGCGTCCTCAGGCGCAGGACTCCAGTCCGTCGCCACACTACCGATTTCAACCTTGATTCCTGTTACCCAAGCTGTACCGCTTGTAGCACCTTCAAGATTGAATCGCAATGATGTCTTCAATTGATCAAAATTTGTTTTTTCAGAGTAGTCATAAGTGAATGTAATATATTTCCAATCTGCCGAACCTTTATACATACCAAGCGTAGCATAATCTGGACCACTCTGTACTCCGGTCTCACTATTTTTTCTAAAAAGATAATGTTTGAAGCAATTAAATACATTCCAAAAATTTCGACCTTGGACTACATTTTCGTACTTGATCCAAGCGCTAAAAGTAACTTTTTGGTACAACCTTGAGCTGAAATCTGGTTCAAGGTTGAACGTTAAAGTAGAGTTGTTCTCTAGCCTATAGCATTCTTTTTGACCTGTGACGTGGTTTTCAGGTAATTTTTCAATTACAGCTCCAACCGTCTTGGATTTTATCCATAGATTCCGGCCTCCCACCTTCATTTTTGAAAATTCTTCACGCAATTTCCCGGCTTCAGATACAACTAAAGTCTTATCTGCTTTATCTTTGGTTGCGTTCAGGATTTCCTGACGGATAGAGCCAGCTCGCACCTCAAATTCAGCCTGACTCAACTTCTGATTTAGTTTGTTCTGCGTGTCTGTCTCAAGACTCTTCACAGATTGCCGGATATTTTCAGCAGTCACATTGAGTGAGCTGATATCGGCTTTGGTTCTAAGGCCTTCAGTCAGACGATTCACACCAGCTTCGAGCGAGTTGGCTCGTTGTTTGAAGGTCGATTCAACTGTTGAAATCTGACCTTCTATATCTTCAGGAGCTTCTGAATAAGAAGTATCTACATCGCTTATTTCAAACTTCGGCATCCAAATCCAAATGGTTCCTTCCTGGTTGAAATTGAACAACCATTCATTTGTGGTCTGCTTGGATTCGTTTGTCCAACCTTTTGGAATATGGACAACATATCGTTTAATTTCTGTCGACAATGTCACATTTCCAGTTTTATATCCGATATTCCCTAATCGAGATCTTAGCATTATTCCATTTTTATTTGCCTTAGCATAAAAACTAATGGTTACATCTTGATTAGTCGTACTTCCGGGAATTACTTTCCCGAATTGACCCAGAGCTGGATAAGTAACCTTGGGATTACCTCCATCACGACCAGATGGATTCAGACCTATAATTTTAAGAGCGTTATATCCAAGATACTTACTTTCGCTATCGATAGTAGCCGTATATGTACTCGTTGTCCAAATTCCTGTTTTTGAAATATCCTGCTTGAATAGTGAGTTCAAGAATAGATTTCGACCGGATGCCTGCACACTCGCTATCTTACTAGAGAGCTCCTCAGCTGTCTGCGTGAGTTCTGACTTGTTGGCTTTATCTTTGGTTGCGTTCAGGATTTCCTGACGGATAGAGCCAGCTCGCACCTCAAATTCAGCCTGACTCAACTTCTGATTTAGTTTGTTCTGCGTGTCTGTCTCAAGACTCTTCACAGATTGCCGGATATTTTCAGCAGTCACATTGAGTGAGCTGATATCGGCTTTAGTTCTAAGCCCTTCAGTCAGACGGCTTACACCAGCGTCGAGTGAATTAGCACGCTGCTTAAAGTTGGATTCGACTACTGAGACACGGTCTTCTTGGTCTTCATACGCTGGTTGATAGGCTGGAAAATAATTACCAACCGATAACATAGCGTTCTCAATGACAACCTGCAGACCAGCAGGAAATCCATAATTAGTACCAAAACGAATGAACACATTATTAGTCTGATAGTCCTCAGAAGAACTAGACAAGTCAATCGTAAACTCAAAATGTTGGCGTTCGACAGTTCCACCTTTAAAAATTAAGTTTCTGTAGGCATACCATGGATGAGCACTAAAATGCACCATAGCAGGCATGTCATTTACTAGGGCGACAGGGAAAGTCACATCAAAAGATATGCGAACATAATCACGCTTGAACCTGTCACTGTTCTTCCAGAAATCAGGAACTATGAATGTTCGATAGTCGTATACCGCTTGACCTCCTGTTGTAAACGTTCTTGAACGTGAATTCCTGAAGTAATTCCGTGAACTACCTGCCTGCACACTCGCAATCCGACTAGCCAGCTCCTCAGCTGTTTGCGTGAGTTCTGACTTGCTGGCTTTACCATTGGCCAAGTTGGTCAGTTCTGACAGTCTACGAGTCGTCGTCTCCTCATACGTCGCTTGCGCTGACTTCACGCCAGCCAGTTCATTTTTAGTCCGGCTAAGTGCTTCAACTTGCTTGGCAATCTCAGCTTCAGCCTGTGCTTGCTTCGGTCGAATATCATTCGCGATAGTCCGTTTCAGAGCGTCCAAGTCACCCGACAGAGCCGTTTGTGCGCTCGTAGTCTGCGACTTAAACGCTTCAAGTCTAGCAACAGAATCCAGCTCAATCCGCTTAGCTTCCTGTGCAAGCAGGGTACTTGCGCCAGCCAGTTCATTTTTAGTCCGGCTAAGTGCTTCAACTTGCTTGGCAATCTCAGCTTCAGCCTGTGCTTGCTTCGGTCGAATATCATTCGCGATAGTCCGTTTCAGAGCGTCCAAGTCACCCGACAGAGCCGTTTGTGCGCTCGTAGTCTGCGACTTAAACGCTTCAAGTCTAGCAACAGAATCCAGCCCAATCCGCTTGGATTCCTGAGCAAGAGAACTACTTGCGCCAGCATTTCGCAAAGCTTCCTCAGCCTTGCTCTTAGTTTCTTTCAATGGCCCGTTGTCAAAGCTATTAAATCGCTGATTGATAGTGTCAGACAGTTCTCTCTTGACTTCTTCAGCTCTGGCTTTGGCCAGTTCTACTTGATCGTTAAAGTCTTTTTTGATTTTGTCGACCTTTTGGTCAAAATCTTTATCTGTTGCTTCAATCTGCGCTTGGATTTTCGCTTCAATGCCATCTTGTTGCTTTATCTGCTTGGTAATCGTACCCTCGTAAGAATACTGGGTATCGTTTCCAGCCTTACTATCTGCACTGATACGACCTCTCAGACCACCTTTAAAGGTAAAGCTCTGACTTAACACGGGAACTTTAAAAGTCTCTTTCTTGTTGGTCTGAATGGTTACCCACTGCCCAACCTCAAGTAACAAATGTCCTTGGTAGTTGAGATTATACGGATAGTAAGTTAGGTTTTTCAGTTTGTAATACAGGTCATTTAAAGCGCTCTGGGTCATGAAGACATTGTCCAGTTCCAAAGACCGGCCCGTCTTCATACCGACCGTCAGAGACTTCTTGTCCGTCTTACAAGTGATACCAGCTATCTGATACTCAATCTCACTCTTGGTCAAGCCATGCAAGAAGTAACTGTCAGCGTTGATCGTGATATTGGACTCAGTCAAATCACGGATTTCCATCTTGCCTTCTCTGTTGAAGAAACAAGACATCCCAATCATCTGAGTCATAGCGCTCAGCATATCCCTAAAGGAAAGTTTCTTGCCCTCAGGAACTTGCTCAATATGATAACGCATCGCGCTGATTCCGAAATAGTCATTCGCTAACTCAATGCCTGTTTTCAGGCAGATTTCCTGAATAACCTCTCGTACTTCAGCTGGGAAATGCAAGTCCGTCACGTACTCACGATTGAGCTTAAACATACCGTCCATAAGTTCAAGCGTGGTAGTGTTTCGGTTTCGGTCAATCTCAATATCGTTGATGAAGTATTCCCCCATCTTGACCCACTGGTAGGTATCCCCAACCAGTAGACCAATCTCAGGGTGCAGGGTATCCAGCTTATTGAACGTGGTAATGATACTGGTAAAGGTAATTTTACCGCTACCAGCGCAGGTTCCACCAGGCTTATAAGTATCGCCCTTGATGTAGCCATACTCAAAACTAGCCTCTTTGATATCCCGTGAAGCATATTCACCAACACGAATAGCCAGCGTCCTTTCCTTGGCAAACATAGATCTGTCAAATTGTCGTCTAGTTAAAGCGTCCATTTTCTTACCTCTCTACCAGATTAAATTTAGCGCCAGACCAAGGTTTAAACTTCTCAGTAAAGGTATAGCTAGGAGCTGTCCTAGCACCGACATAGAAAGTCTTTGTGACTTGGCCATCCATGGGGTCTGGATAAGATACCTCAAAAAATTCAGATGATACAGCATGTAAAAGCTGACTTATTTCTCCCTGAGTCATCATACCCCATTCACAGTCTAGTTTGCGTTTGGTCGTGATACGGTCACGCACCATGTCGCCATTGGCATTACGCCCTGTCTCTCCATCGATATCTTGAATACCGACTTGAAAAGATTTGGGAGGCTTCACAGCCACCCCATTGATTGTCAATTGTGCCATTTAACCTCCTAAATCTTGAGCAAGGTTTGACCTGCTCGTTCATGTTCCTTGTTGATTTCTTGGATAGCTACCCGTCCGAACTCATGGCCTGCGATTTGGATAACGATGTCGCCAGCCGGTAATGAATAACCTGTAGGTACATTATTAGCAGGCATTCTTTCAGCCAGTTTTTGAGCCAAGATAGAAATCCATCCTGTATTCCGTTCAAGAGGCATTACCGCTTCTTGACCAGCTTCTCCGACCCCAATGATGCTAGGAGAGTTGAATACACCGCCTCGTGCATACCAATCTACAGAGAATGATGGAATTCTAGGAGGCATCAAGCTGAAGCTACCAGATATATTAAAGTGAGGGAGTTTGATTTTTGGTAAGCTCCAATCAAAGTTAAAGAAGCTTTTTAGTTTATCGATACCACTTTTAACGATGTTTTTAGCATTATCCATTGCATCATTAAACAGATTCTTGAACCAGTTGGGGATTTCTTTCAAGGCATCTTGCATATCTTTCCATCTATCACCAAACCAAGAACCGATTTTTTGGAAAGGATTCTGAGTTTTCTTTTTTGCACTCTCAAATTTCTCTCCAAACCATGTATCAGCTTCTTTCACTCCATCTTTGATATCATTCCAACGGTCACCGAACCAAGAGCCAACTTTTTCAAAAGCTGAGTTCACTTTATCCCGACCTGACTTGAACTTATCACCAAGCCAAGTATTTGCTTCGGCAAGTGCGTTTTTAGAATCATTCCAACGGCCACCAAACCAAGAGCCTAAGTTGCCAAATATATTTCCAATAGCGTCCCATGCTTGCTGGAATTTCTCGCCAAACCATTGACCTATCGGCTCAAAGATTTCTTGTAGTTTCGTCCATAGACCGCTGAAAAATTCGCCAATCGCTTGACAAATACCACTGATAAAATCACATAGTCCTTGCCATGCAGTTTTAGCAAACTCAACAACAGTGTCCCAGTTTTGATAGAGCAAAACACCAATAGCAATCAAAGCTGCGATTGCTGCAATAATCCATGTTATTGGACTTGTCAAAACTGCTAACGCTGCATTAAAAGCCCATGTTGCAGCTGTAGCGACTCCTGCTGCAACAGAATGTGCAAATTCCGCCGCGGTTGCTAATCCCATTTTCGCTGCATGAGCAGTCCATGCTAGAGCTGATTTACCAAGTTCTAAAGCAGTTTTTCCTAGCTGTGCAATTGTTTTACCTGAATTGACCACAAAATCTTTTGCATATAAGGTGTTCAAATAGATTGTTTCACCAAAACTGACCAACTTATCAAATGTCAATGCTTTAATAGCAAGACCTAGATTCTTAATTCCTCCAACAATCGAAGAGATCTTACTACCTAACAAGCTGAATGCTCCTGCAAGTCCTCCAGCTTGTTCTGCCCATGATAAGAAATTAATCGTTTGCCAAGTTGTTATCAAAGCTACGATAGGTTCTTTGTTTTCTTTACACCAGTCAGAAAAAACGGTGAAACCATCTGCCACTAACTTAATAGCATCCGCCAATAGTCCCAAAGTGGCTAAAAGGCCACCTCCTAATAAATCTGAAATTCCTTCAATACTAACACCGAATACTCCTGATAAAAACTCAGCAAAAGGCTTCCAACTTCCTTCCCAAAGTATTTGAATAATGTCAATTAGCCCATTAAAAGCATTAGCAATAGAGTTAATAGCAGGGGCTACATGTTCATCATAAACACGACTTAAGCCATCGCCAAATTTGTTAACAGACCTTTCAATGCTCTCAAATACAGGCGCAACAGTATCTAATAAACTTTGGAAGACTGATGAAATTTTAGGAGCGCTTGTCACAACGACTTTTTCAAAACCTTTAAACAAACTTCCTGCTAATTTACTACCAACTTCAACAATGGTAGATGTCAAACTCAACAGAGTTGACACAATAGCGCTACCGATACGAACCGCACCAGTTGAGGTAATGACGTCGTAGAAAGCACTAGAAAAGTCCTGAGCTATGTTTCCTACTGCCTCGGAAAGGTTACCAACATTATCAAACAAAGCGACTAGCGCCCTGATAATGCGTTCTTTTTGCCTTCCAAGGCCATTTGCAATACTTTCGGCAAGGAAAACACCGATACCTAGCCCGATAGTGGTTATTGAGCCTGTCACTTGCCCTAAAGCATAAGCAATTTTCTCAGCCATTCGGTTAAAGGCATTCACAACCCTTGGGTCAGTGGCGATTTCTCCCATTGTCTTAGCTATTTGGTCTAAGGCAGTCTTAATGCGTTTTATACCTTCTGGTCTAAATGCTGCATCAAAACCTTTCTTGAAGAGGTCAAACAACCCTTTGAGCTTATCTCCAAGACCATCAAAAATGCTCTTGAATTTGTTGTCCATGTCGGTCAACTCGACTTCTGGCAAGATGTCTTTGAAAGGTCCGCCACCGCCTCCCTTTCCTTTACCACCTTTGCCACCGCCTCCAGAACCGCCTGCGTCGTCATCTTTTGGTTTTTGCAAGATGTTAATCTCATCAAATCCCAAAAGACCTAGCAACTCTTTAGCGGCCTTCTTAGCGTTTTTGGCGGAGTCTCCAAGATTGTCAGCAAGTCCTCCTGCTGAATCTCCAGCGTCGTCTACTGCGTCAGCAAGGTCTCCTGCTCCGCCTGCAGCGTCTTTCATGGCGTTACCCATGTCTCCAACTGCTCCACCAACACCATCTTTCACTGTTGCTTTCTTGTTGAACATTAAAGCTATAAACTCCGCAAGTTTAGCAGTAACATTCTTTAAGACCATAGCAAAAGAGTTCAAGACAGGCATAATGACATTGATAATCGGTAACATAGAGTTACCAAGGTTCAATGCTGCGTCCTTCATTAGCGACTTAAACAGGCTGATACGACCATTTACAGAATTAGACAAGGTATCTCCATACTTGGCTGTAGCTTGCTCCAGGATAGCCATAAGACGGATTTGTTGCTGGGTTTGAAAGTCGAGTTGGTCCCAACTTTGACCATTTGAGAAACGTTTAAAAGCTTCAGTGGACTTAATCATAGCCACATTGACGTTGATTCCTAGGTCCTCAATTGCTTCGGTGTTCCCTAGTAGACCTGAGCGAATCCGCTCCATAACGTCTGTAATCGTGCGCCCTGAACCTTCAGCAACCACTGCCGATGTCTGCAACATCTTAGCGGTATAGGCGCTTAGCTTGTTGGTATCTTTGATAAACCCAGAAAATAAGTTTGAGTAGACCGCACCGTAGTTGGTCGCCTCACCCACACCCATATTCATAGCGTTAGCATTATCGTTAACCCATTTTAAGAAAGATTGCGAACTCTCGCCCATCTGTCGCTTGATTTGGTTCATAGACGCTGATACTTCAAGAGCCGTCTGCGTTGAATACATCCCAACATCAAGTAATTTCTTACCAAGGATTGCAAAACCAGCGAACTTAGCCAGCTTACCAAACGCACTACCGATTGAGTTCGACTGTTCACGAACTTTGGCAGTAGCATTTTTCACTCGGTCAGATGTTCCTTTGACCTGATTCTCGACTTCTTTCATCTTTTTCCTGAAAGGCGCTATCTCAGCGTCAATCATGACTTTCAATTCATCAAGAGTTGCCATTTACTTCCTCCTTCCTTTTTCGATTATGTCTCTCTGCAAATTCACGCATCCGTTCCTTATGCAACAAAAGTGCTTGTTTCTGTCGTTCCAGTTCTACCGCTTGTTGTTCTTCTACAAATAACTCAGGCGCATACTCCCAGAACTCAACAATCTTAGCGTCATTGGACAGTAATAAAGAAACGTGATTGGAAATCATCTGCGAAAGTCTGTATGAGTCAATAATCTTCTCTTTACGCTCTTGGGTTTTGACACGGTTGTAGCTTTCAATCATTTCTCTGATTTCAAGCACCGTCAAATCCCAAAAATCAAGAGGCTTGCCTCCAATGTCCAAAAACATAGGATAAAGCCTCTCAATAATCTGCGTTACTGTTAAGATTACTCGACTACTGTCATTTTCTTCTTGGAAGTTTTCTTGTTCTTGCTTCCTCGTGGAGTAAAACCCGATACTTCAAATAGTGGCATTAAAACCTCTGTCATGAAAGTTGTTTGGTCTCCCCCATTGTCCACGTACTCATCGTATAGATCATAGACATCCTCAAGAGAATACCCATGTTCATACTGCTGCAAGGCGCCGTGAACTAACAACAACATAACTTTCAAAGGTGGCAAAGTGAACTCTTCGCCTGCTTCAGGCATGAAAATCTTCAGCAAGTTCATGCCGATTTTTTCTTCCACAGTTGCAGCTTGATGAGATGTCAAACGTAGCTTCAACTCTTTTTCGTCAGTAACTTTCCAAGTTGTGTATTTTAACGCCATTTAATTAACCTCCAACACCGTCTGTAAATTCCAACTCTGACTGCAAGGCAATCTTAAGTGTGAACTCGATAACGGCATTGACACCGCCACCGCCTAACTTAACAGATACTTGACCTTCAAAATTGACCTTAGTACCGTCTGGGTATGCTTGCTCGAAGTAGAGTTTCTTCTTGTCGTCTGCTGCCTTACGCAATACACGATAAGGAGCAGTTGCGCTTGAATTATTATAAGAGAACTTGTACTCAAGTTCTCCTATGTCCCCAATACCAAACTCGTACTTCTTCACTGTATCTTCAAGAGTAGTATTTTCTACTTTTTCGAGTTCAATACCAAACTCTGGCACTTCTTTCAATCCAACAAGTTTAGTATAAGTTCCTTTAGCTTCGCCATAAGATAGCGTAATTCCATTTGCTAACATGTTTAATTCTCCATTCTAAATTGAAAAACAAGCTCTGAGTCTAAATCAACGACACCTTCAAAGCGCATGACCTTATGTCTCAAATGAGACGGGTCTGGCACGTCTTGGCAGTCGGTTCTTCGCAAACCTAAAGACTCAAAAATCTGATTGATTTTAACAGCTAACTCACTAGTGCTGGTATCATCAAAGATATCCACCTTATAGCGGATAGATGATTTTTGTTCCTGGTCATCAAACCAATCACCCGGCTTGTTTTGTTCTTCTAAAAAAATAACGACTGGGAAAGTCTCCCAATCGCTAGGATAAGTATCAGTCACATTATCTGCGACCTTTTGCAATTCTTTATAAATAACAGGCTTGATATTAATCATTTTATTTGTTCTCTTATCTTTCTACGGACATAATTCGAAATATTCTTAGACACACGCTCTTGATTGTCTCTCAAAGCTGGATAAAGATAAGGCTGGGCAGGTTGACCATACATCTTGTAGAACTCCCCAATTTTTTGAAAATGGTAAGGTCCTACATTGATTTGGTCTTCATGCACATACCACGGACTAGACTTATAAGTGACGCTGACCTCTGGAGAGATACCCGAATGGCTAGCTTGTCCTATTGGCCCTGTCCCAAACTCAACGTAAGGAGCGTATTTAAGATTGGTGTAAACCTCGCCTATAGCCTTATCTCCGTCCATTTTTGCCCTAGTTTTGATACTAGTTATAAGCTCTCCATCTCTCGCTGGTGCGAGTCTTCTTGCATCTGCTTGGACAACCTTTATAGTAGCATTGTGTACCGCACGTAAGACGATATCCTCGCCAGTTTTTTTACTAGCCAATCGTCTACATTTAGCTATGAGCCTATCTGCCCCTAGTAGCCCTGACACGCTCTAACTCCAAAACTTGATGATGTGTGTAGACCTTTTTAGAAATAACCCTGTGAGTCACTTCTGTCTGGCTATCGATACACACACCATCTTTCACTTTGATTGTAGCTGACTTGTTGGCATTTGCGTTCAAAATATCATTGACACGCTCGCCATACAATTCAGACTGTAGTTTACTACTAGCTGGCCACAACTCAAGACGGATTGTCTCAGCTTCCTTGACATATCCTTCTTTTGCGACACCTTCCTCTGTGACAGTCTTTTCAAACCGTCGCATTGGATAAGGTTTCAGTCTACTCTGCTTCAAAAACATGGCCTGCCACCCTTGCTAGTCTATGCATACGTATACGCTGTAAAAGGCCCGTAGACAGGCCGTTTTCTCCGTAGACTACTGCTATACCACCTTCGGTCCTTGAATGCTCTCCTTCCGCTCCTGAGCGGTTGTGGAGTTCGATAGCAACCTCAGGTATTAAGAGACTTAAAGCAGGTGTCAAAGATGTTCGATTAGTCTCTGACAAGATAAGATTTGTAGCTCTTGTTTGGAGCAACATGAGAAGCTGAGTATCTTCTTCGCCTGTTAATTTCTTCAGCAACTCTATAGACATATCAATCCTCTTCTAAGAACTCAGGTTCAGGGAGGATTTTCTCAAGAACATCTGAGATAGCAACGCCGTTGCTGGCAATATTGTCAGCCAGCTCAACATAGCGCTCCTCAGTAATCTCAAGTTCCCCTCCTGCCAGTCGTTTCACATTTGATTCCCAATCATAGAAATCTTGTTTGATTTTAAATTTCACTTTTTAAATCCTCCAGCACCTCTACAATTTCGACTTTTGATAACTTATAGGCGCCAGCTATGCCAGCTTCTTTGGCTAGATTCTTCAACTCTTCTAGAGTCTTATTCTCTAAATCAGAATACTGGCTAACCTGCTCCTCTTGGATATAATGACGTCGTAGCAATAAGCTCATGCCGTCACCCCTCACCGAATTTTACAACTCGTGTAGGGTCGTAAAGGTAAACACCATAGTGTTCATCGCCAGTGATAACCGTTGTCTTTTTAAGGATGTCACGGTCTGTTTCGATAGCCACATCACGTTTTAGCATGATAACAAACGCACCATACTTGTTGGCATCGTCTGTCTGAGTTTGGCTAGGAGAGACTTTGACGATAAAGCCTTTACCTTCATCAACTTTTTTAGAACGGACGATTTGCACACCGGCAACTTCACCGAACGTTCCGGATACAACCATATCTGCACCAAGCTCTGAACCTTTAGTCCATTCTTTTGCTACGTCAGTTTTTAGCTTGATAGCATCTTTAGGGTTGATGATAGCAACATATTGCGCATCTTCTTCGTCCTCAAAAATCTCAAGAGCTTTATCAATTGCTGCAAGAGTTGTAGGAGTTTCTGTAATATGTTGTGTTGCAGTTTTAGCTACTGCGACCAAATCATCATCAATCTTGTTAGCAATAGCCAAACCAAGCTGATAAGTAGCTTGACCTAGTGGGTCGCCAAGACCTGACAAAAGAGCTTCATCGGTAATTTCATAACCTTTAGCAGCCTTTTTGATGGTCATAGTGGTCTTTTTAGTAGTCAATTGGTCTGGAGAAATAGCTTGACCTTCTCCAACCTCAGTCGCATCTCCTGCATACTCCCATGCTGGAACTGTTAGAGTATTCCCTGGTTGTCCTTGGAGTGCTGTTTCCACATAAGCAAGTGGAGTAAATTTAATCAATTTAGGTAGTTTAGCGGAAACCATGTCCGCCATCACCTCTGGGTTAACCATAGTGGCTAGTTTAGTTTGTCCTGCTGTCATTTATTTTAACCTTTCAATTTCTTATAGAGTTCTGGGTTCTTTTGATAGAGTTCATTTCGACTCTGATAACCCATACGAGCAAATTCTTCTTTTGTGATACCGTCACTATCGACTGGCGCTTGTTTCATTGGGGCTCCGCCTTTTAGCTTTTCTTGTACGCCTTTTTGCACGGCTTGCTCCCATGATTTCTGCAATACAGCGACAGACTGCGATACCGTCTCTGCGCTTGTCAAATCAACCACGTTCACTAACTCAACAGGTAAGTCACGTTCACTTAGCATTGCTTTAGCTTCTGCGGTCAATTCTTTACGAGCAATAGCCTTTTCACGGTCAGCTAGTTCTTGCTCACGCTGATCCAACTGATATTTCTGTTTCTCGTCAGCGTTCATCTTGGCAAGTTTCTTAGCTTCATTTTCCTTGGCTTCTTGCTCAGCTTCCCATTTAGAGCGCTCGGCAGATAGCATCTTACCGATTTCAGCACGAGTGAAAGTTCGTTCGTGCTTTTCTTCTTGCACTGTATCAACATTTCCTTGAGTGTCGACGGTCTCAGTTGATTCAGTAGATACAGTTGCATTGATTTCTTCTGACATAATTGTCCTCCAGCGATTACGTCGCCACTCGATAATCTCGCTTTACGTCCGGCGACGGAACAGTACAGCTTTTAATGTCATCGGCACAGTTTGGACAATATAAAAACCGTACGGGATTCCATACGGTTAGGGCATAGGAAAACCGCATCAAATATGACACGGTTTATAGCAATTTACAGTAATTTATAGCAGTCTATTCCTGCAAGTCAAGATGTTGGATCACCTCCTAATCTTTAATGGCACGATTTGAAACCTTGGCGTAAACATCCACATAAGTCTCATTCTTATCTCCGTTATGCGTAATTTCTGCATAATCTCCACAAGGTTCGCTTGATGTAATTGCGTTCGTACTAACAAGAGCTTTCCAGTTTTGCAGGGTCTTGCTAAACCAAACTACAAAGCAGTCTTCTGCTTTGATTTCACGACCTGATAAGCGTGAAAATTCTTGCGATGCCAATTGTTTTGCTTTTTCTAACATTTTATTCCTCCGTTTTTTCGTATGTTTCTGCAAAAATATCCGGCTTGCATGGATAATATTCTCCTTGCACGCCTTTGATAATGTAGTCACCTTCTGTTGCAACCATCAATCCTTCAAGCGTTTCGATTTTTAAAAGAGGATTTTTTAAGTCTGCGTAATCAATCCGTACTGGGATCTAATCCAAAATCGCATAGCTCATCTATAGATTCTTCTGTATCTAAAAACTGCACGGCTTCAACTACTACTGGCTTTTTACGATATTTCATTTCTCGCTCCTTTCTAAACATAAGAAAAGCACTTAGATTTCTCTAGGTGCTTAAGTAATAAATTGCATTTTTATATTTTTTAACACGCTCGTAGTCTGTATTGGTAACAGATTTCAAACGTGATAAATCTGAGTTGTGTTTCAAATCTGCAAGTTTTACAACTCTTGCTAAATTATTTGATTTTACTTTCCCAAGATATTCTTGATAACTTTGACCTTTTTTCTTTGTCAAAATTTGTACCGCTGTAACAACTTCATTTGACAAACCAGACGCCAATAAATCGGCAGCAGTTATATCGCTATCCTCAATCACATCATGTAAAAGAGCGACAGCTTTTTCTTGTTCAGTTTTGACTTGACTGGCCACATAGAGAGGATGCTGTATGTAATCAACATCCGCTTTATCTACCTGCCCTGCATGTGCTTTTTTAGCGATAGCCAAAGCAATATCAATCATGCCGCTACCATCCTGTCAATATAAGTAAATGCATCATTTTCTGAAATTTCTTCAAAATCCGTAAAGTCATTAAAAAAGATTTTATTAAACCAATCTATGCTATTAACCCACTTTTTTTCAATGTCAAAAACTTGCATGACACCATCAATCAAACGAAGTACTTGAGCATTGTTCGTCGTTGTGCGGTAGTATTTAATATCTTTCACATCACTTCACCCTCTCTATATTTTTAGGAATCTCAAGCCCATTGCTTAAATCAAGCATTTCCTTAAATAATTTCATGCGTTCTAGATCAGATGTATTCGTATCACGATACTTCTCATAGAGTTCATGTAATGAACCATTTTTTAAGTCGAAACTTTCCTGAGTATGATACTGCATTTCAAAGTTGATACCATCTTTTTCAACGACTGTATTCACACCTTTGTATGGTCCATCTACTAACCAAGTGTTTTTTACTTTTACAATTTTATAACCTTCTGCGACAAGCTTCTGTTTCATCTTCAAATACTCTTCTGTAAAAGTATCGGAATCGAAAATAGTTGTGTACCTTAAGGCGTCATTAATCTTACTCACGGCTTTTGACAAACTTATATTTTCAACTAGGCTATCTGCAATAATTTTACGTGATAACGACTCAACTGTTTTCTTCCTAAATTCAAGACCTGCCAATTTGTTTTCTCCTGCGATACGTTGCATATCACTTGTAATTTTTGGCTCAACTCCTGAAATTTTGGACAATAGTTGTTCGCTATAAAATTTCGCCTTGGCTTCTCTTGTATCTTGATTATACACCTTTTCCCCGTCTTTCGCAACATACTTGCTATACCACTCTTTATAAGTCATATCAGCAGGCACCAGCTCGGTCTTACCTGTCACTGGATTCCTTGCTCTGCGCTTCAACTTGCTGTAGTCTGCGTCCTCGTCGTATGCGACAGTAGTAGACCTACACCAAGGGTGCATAGGTGGACAATTGACACCAGGGACAGCCTTATCCCTATCATAGACCTGATTGTCATGTTCTTGACAAATGCGTGATGTGCGCTTGTCTAAGACGGCCACAAAGATATACTTTTCTATGTCTGCTTCTTCATAGCTGAGTAGTTCCATTTGGTTATGAAAAAAGGCTGATTCCGTCCGAACCAAACGCCTTGCATCATTCTGACCTACATTGAACCTCTCAGCAATTGCTTGTGCAGTTTCTCGTGTATCTCGGCCTGTCATGAGGCTCATAAGTAGTTCATCTTTTATGCTAGAAGTAAGCTTCCCCGTATTCTTCCAGATGTCTGTAGAGTAGGTACTTCCGTCACCTACCCAACTGAAAGACTGTAGATGTTTAATCTCGCTCTCAGGAAGCCCAGAAAAGCCGTATGCTAGTCCTGTCTGCTGCTGCAGGTCAAAGGTAGCCTTGTAGTAACTATCCTTCATCAGGTCGCTATAAAAGGCGTCTGAGCCTGTCTTTTCTGAATGATAGATAGATTCACGCATACGGTCTAAATCATCACTCAAACGTTCTAGACGCTTCATACGGAAAGAATAAGCCGGACTATCTAAGTCAGCCAGTAGTCTTTGAATATTTGGATCATTCGGTCTTGCTTCAAGCACTTTACGAAGTTCATTCAGATTTTTCTTGTCTTTCATGTTCTTCAAGACTTGTCTAGCTTCTACCTGACTTAGACCATAATCACGTTGGAACTTATCAAAAATCTTATTGACTTCCTTATCCAAGTAAGTCTTGGCTTCCTGATAGACCTTATCGAACTGGTCTGCCTGCTTTTCGGCCTTGTCCATCTGCTGGTAAATCAGATTGGCTTTCCTCTTCGCCCAATACTCCTGATTCTTCATCCTCTACCTCGTCTTCGGGTTTCGTGTTGTCTTTGTTGAACATCGGCATGTCTTCCATGTTCTTCTTTTTTTCTTCTTCCAAGGCTTCCAGTTCAGCGTCAGGGTCTTCCACAAACGGCAAGAGAGAAATAAGCTGTCTATTCGTCACTTTACCTTCAAGGTTGTTCACGATCTGAGAGATTTCTAACAAGTTCTTAGGCAAACCACGACTGAATTGTGGAACGATTGAATGAGACTCTAGTGCAATCTGTTTCATACCCAAGTAATGAGCAAAAATCGCAATACGCTGACGCAATCCTCGCTTATAGTTCGCTTCCTTGGTCTTAGTAATCATCTCAAGGCCCATCAGCTTAAATTCCATGGCTACGCCTGATGTATTCCCTGCGAAATTCTCATCAGTCAAATTAGGCACATGGCTAAATGTGTAGATGTCCTCTTTAAGAGCTGTACGCAAGATTTCAGTAGCACTTTCGTCCAACGTGTTCTTCAAGAACTCAGCTCTTGCACTATCGCCCGGTAATTCCAAAAGACCTTCTTCAGAAAGAATCTTCATCGCTACCTTAGCGTCTTCTGGAGTGTCTGCTAACTGCGTGCCATACAAGACAAGGATAGACTCTACAGCCTGTTCCTTATCATTGACACGATTCCCCATCAAGGAATTATAAGCGTCTATCAAGCTAATTTGTTGCTCATAGTCACCGATCGCAAAGTGATTGTTGCGATATTCGATAATTGGGATTTGCCCAAGGTTGTGAGGGGTTACCTGCTCATTCTGAGTTGTTCCTGAATCTGTACTTCTCAGCACCATGTGATAGTGCAGATTTTCGGTAAAGACCTCAGCCTGGTACTTGGTAGTGTCTTTCGTATCGTCTTTTACTTCATAGTAATAGACCGCAAACAAAGGCTTCCGCTCAATACTATCATCGTAGACCATGAAGGTATTTTCTGGATCAATACTAGTTGAATCCAACTCAGTCATACCCTCTTTAGCATAGATGTACTCGTAAGCACGACCATAGATAGCCATGTTCAAAGCATTCTGAGCATCTACTTGGTCAATCTCAGCACCATCAAAGGCTGTAAGTAGTTCATCGATATCACTGTCAGCAGTATTGTTATACTTGATAGGATTGCCCATAAAATAGCCTGTAGCCGTGTCTGCGATATCCTTGGCATGATTAGCTACCGTCTTGTAATTCGGTGCGTTCACGTTGCGTCTCTTGTGATTTAAAATAGCATGATCACCCATGTAGTAGCTTTTTAAATTCTTCAAGCGTGAGCTTTCAGTGTTATGTATCGTTATCAATTTGTAAATCAGGTCTTTCTTCAAAGAACCCTCATCATATCCATCCCGTGGATAGGTTAAATATTGGTACATGTCTTTCCTCTCTATAGACCATAATCAGAACGTCTGCGGACGGTTGCTTTTCCACCTTCGATACATTGAAGGCTGTAACGCAAAGCGTCCATCAAGTGGTTGTTTTTATCCTCTGGTTTATTCAACCAGTTGCCTTCTTTATCTCGCTGGTAGCAGTAACTATAAAATTCATCCATGATGTTTTTACAATCTGGATGCACATAAATAGCGTATCCTTGCAATTTGGATACGCCTGCCATAATACTATCCTTACCTTTACGACTCTCTTTAATTCGAGTTATACCATGCTCTGACCTTAGTTCCTCAATCAGTCGCAATTCAGCACTATCGGCAACGATTTGTGAACGATGATAACCTTTGTCTTTTATCATCTTCGCAACTTCTTTTGTTATCAACCCAACTTTATACGCCTCATCAAAGACATAAATCTCTTTCGTCGTGTCATTTATCAACGAACAACACAAAGCGGTTGGATCGTGAGTAAAACCAAAGTCAAGACCGATACATAACTTATTAGCTGAATCTCGTAGCAATTCATCCTTATCGAAATCCTTGACGGTCACGTTCTCATAGATTAAACCTTCAGCAACTCCCCATTCGCCATCACAAACGATTCTAGCACGTCTGGGGTTCGTATGATACAAATCCTCATAGCGTTTGATATCGACTTCATCAAGCCACTCATTGCATTTATAAGTGGTTGTAGTAGCGAATGTGTCAGCCCGTCTCGTCTCTTCATCGAAGAATACACGCTTGAGCCAATGCCTCTCATTCCACGGGTTAAATGTGACTGTGATTTGTTTAAAGAAATCAGGTACATCTAAGCTACCACGGATAGACTCAACAACCGTGCTGAACTTGTCTTCAGTCTCAATTTGATATGCTTCCTCGAACCATGCCCAACACAGACTACCGATATCGACTGTAATAGATGTAATTTTGAGTTCATCATCCAAACCACGGAACAGTATTTTTTGACCAGTCGCTTTTACAGTTATTTCAGGCAAAGACTCGTTAAATTTAAACAAATGAGTCACACCCAACACATTACACGCCCATTTAAAATCCGTATAAGTTGATTGCTTGTTGGTATTCGAGTATCTACGAATAACAAGCAAGTTGCCCCAGGGATACTTCAAAAGACGGATAACATAATTCAAAGCGGTTGTCTTGGACTTCTTCGAACCACGGGAACCTTTTACAACACGATAAAGATTTCTTGAGCGCCAGAACTGTCCGTACCCAGCTCCTACTGTCTTAGGTAGGTCGATTACAATATCACTTTGTTTAATCTGGTATGTCTGACTCATTTGCAAACACCACCGTTCCAGAAACGTCTGCCTCTACTTTGTCTGTCCAAAGCCTATGACGTTTTCCTAATAGTTCGGCTGCCTTGATTCTGTCTTTTGCTCCAACATCAATATCCGTAATCGTTTGACCCAATTCTCCGATGCTTATCAAAGTCTGTTCTTGCGTCTCTCCTCGCATTACCGAGGTTAGATAACTAAGGACTTCTTGCTGGTCTGCGATTTTTTCAGAATCAAGCTGTTTCAACCGTTCATCTATATAACTTTTAATCTTAGGATTCTTTAGTAACTTATGTCCTTCAACGCCTGCCACTCTATCACTAGAAACACGATAACCTGCTTTCTTATAGGCTTCCGTCGCATTACCTGAGATGATGTACTCATCTGCAAATCTCTTTTGTTTTATTCTCAATCCACTCAATTTTCCATCACCACCCTTCGAATAATCAAAAAAAGCCACACGATGTGCGACCTTCTTGCAAGGCGACTACAACCTTGCGTGCGTATTAAATTTTGACTTCTTTTTTATTTTTTGTAGTCTTTAAAACCTCTGAGGGAATCAAACCCTCTAGCTTATAACTTATCCGGAATATAATTAGCTACGCAATCATGCGAGGTCCAGTCGCTTCCGCAACCATTTTTAAGTTAATGAGTGATATATGAATGCTAAGCCTACTGCCTACCCCATTCTAGGACACAAACACTCAAAGGAGAGGGGAGGATTTGAACCTCCAAGGCCATTACAGCCCCCTGACATTACAGGTAACCATCTACCAATTCTGAGACCTCTCTTTTCAATTCTTGATACTACCATTTTAACAGATTTTAGACTTCATGCCTGTACAGTTACTATCATTTACTATCAATTCTGAAAGAATAATATCAAGCTCCTTTACTGCCTGTTTCTTCAAACGATAGTAAGTAGGAGAACTTATGCCCCTCATGCTGTCACAGATGTCATCAACGTACATCTTATTGATGTAAGTCATTCTCAAAATAGTTCTATGTTTTGGATTTTTAAGCCTATTGATCATCCTACCTAGTTGGAGCTTTCTGTTGATAACCTCTTTAGTATCCTGTTCTATAGCCTCTTTCATCACGACAAGCTGAGTATAGACATCATCAACTTTTCTAGCTTGACCACCTTGAACTTTGACATCTGACCACTTAGGACTTGAGAGCAAACCTGCCTCAAGCTCGTTAATTTCATCTATACGGCTTTGAATGTCCATGTCCAGATTCTGCAACTCTTTCAATAGTTCTTTAGCCTTGTTCACTCTCTGTCTCCTTTGTGATATAATAATATTATTGAGATTATTGCTGAGACAGAGAGTGTCTTGGCTTTTTTGTTTTACCAAGTAATGTGAATTTTCTTGTTAGAAACGAAATCTTGTCCAGTGAAAATATTTTTAGATAGATAAAGCTTATATTTGACAGTAAAGCCAGCTCCTAATAATTCTCTTAACGCTTCAAACGTTATTTCATCTCCTAATCGATTCCTGAGATATTCGTCTCTAACTGACCAAACATTGATTAAATAACCTGTATAACCTTTTTGAGCAGAAATTTTTAGTTTTTGTTCTAGGTTATATTTCTCAAAATATCGCTCGAACCATTTTGCGTGGCTTTCTGAGCTTAATTGCTGCACTTCATCAAATAATGTCATTTTAACCTCAATCCTTTATTTTATAATCTTGAAATTCCATAGTATTCATAACCACAATATTCAGAGCAGAAACCGTACGTATTAAAATATCTGTCGAATAAACCAGCTTCGCTATCGCAGACAGGACAATGCGTCCTGTGGTATCTTTCTTCTTTGTTCAGACCGTTCAAAATTTTCTTTTTGCGTTGACGTTTATTCATGAGTTACCTCCAAAAGTTCAGGGTTTTCGTAGACATTGTCGATGATTTCCTCGTCTTCAGTCCACGCATACCCATTTAGCAATCCCTTTAGATATATGGAAGGCATTCCGCCTATGAATGTGCCACCGTATTCTTTTTCTAAATATACTTCATGGAGACATCCTCTTGTACATTTAACGATGTCACCGATGAATACCTCCTTGCCGTTCTTGTCTTTGAGTCCTGTTGATTGCATGAGTTCGATTTCGTCAGGATAAGCTGTAATGTAATCATTCATTAAAGCATCGTTTAACTCAAATTCTTCAATCTCGCTATCCTGAAAAAACATACATTTGACTGACATCAGTCTACCTAATTCATAATGCCACACTCTAAATTTCGGTATCATGCCAAATCCTCCTCATATCTCAGCACCTACGTTATCAGCCTTGTAGATAACCATCGGCTTCTTCTCTTCCAAATCTCGAATCCTATCCATCTGCCAGATATTCAATCCAGCAGATAGCAGAATCCAGATAGCTATGAATCGTTTCAATTTATGACCTCCTCCTTCAATTTAAGCGCAATCTCTAAGTAAAAGCTTTGATCAGGTATCTCCAGTATCGCTGTAGTGGTTTTACCATCAGAACCAACGATAATTTCTCCGATTGCCAAAACTAAGTCTCCAATTGTGCTATTTAGCGTAAGGCTCATCACTCCACCTCCTCAATCTCAATCCCTGAACAATCAAACACCCAGCCGAAGTTTGCGTCTTCTAGTTCTTTACGAGTGTGGGAATATATAACATCATCTAAACTAAAGCTTTTTGTAAAGAAATACCTTTTCAAAAATTCTCCATAAACCAACATATTTTCTTTAATATTCCCTTTAATCTTAACAAAATACCGCTTCTCTTTTTCGACCTCGTAGCCGTTAAGCCAAGCAAGACAGAATTTTTCGATGTTATTTTCGTAAAACCAATCAGGAACTTTCTTATCATAATGATCTTCAATTACTCTCATTGCACCGTAAACATGAAAATTGTTTTTCTTTTTAAATTCTATATATTCCGCCACACACTGCGGTACTTTGACTGGTTGCGGTTCGCCTAGTTGTTCAAAGATTTCTTTTACATCCTTCCACCAAACTACATAACCTTGAAAATTCCCAGTTATTGTTCTTCGTTCCTCTAATTTTTTAATCAATTCCTGCTTATTCATCTTAGTTTCCTCCATAAATCAAATAAACTGCAATAACTACCTGAGCCATGCTTGGCGAATAGCCAATCCAATCATCAAACTCCTTAGATTTTGGCAACCAACCCTTAGTAGCTCCCAAATCATAGTCTGTAGGCTTTTCATCAGCAAAGATGCATTCCATCGCTCCCATAAACGCCATACCATCTTCTGCCATTTCCCAAAAATAGTCCGCCCGGTCTTTCACCGCTTGTGGTAAATCTTGCTTGGGAGGTTGCGGCTTCCCATCTTCTACCGTCCAGTTGTATACTGCATTAACTTTTTTCTTTAACTCTTCCATCACTTCAACTCCTTGTCCTTAATTTCTCCAGTAAGTCTATTTTCTAAAATGTGACTTGTATAGCAAATATCGTTTTTATAAGTATAGTGATCAACGGTTTCTTCAACCCATTGATTTTTAGTGTACGGGTATCTGTTTGGTCGTTTCAATTTACCACCTCACATATAAATATTTCGTATCAATATCTTGTTCTAAAATACAGTCCCTTAACGATCTCAAAACATATAACGCATCATTGATCGTTCCCCATTTATTTGCAGGTTCATATTGTACATATTTTTCAGGTTGCCTTTCCAATTCAGTTATGCCACGTTTAATATTTTCAAAAATATCAGCAACATTGTAAATTGTGCCTTGGTCGAAATCCCAATCCATAGCCACCCTAAACATTTTTCCAAGATTGTAGGTCGGAGAACTATATCTAGGTTCAGCAATACAAATATAATCTCCACTCTCTATTTTCGCTAAGATTTCCAAATCATAACTCATTACTCCATCTCCTCCATCTTTACTTTATACATTCGATCACCTCGATACTTGCTCTCGAGCTGAGCCTTGCATTTTGCAGCATCACCCTCTTTCTTAAAAAAGTGGGTTTCGTCTACCATATTGTCAAAATATAGTGTTACTGTGTATGACATTTTTACCTCTTTTTTTCAAACTGCTACCGTGCTGCCGATAAAATCTAAAAAAATAAAAAGTTTTTTCAAGAATCCCTATTTTATAGGCTTTCTTTATTATTACTATTATTTTATATACTTTTTTTAAAAATATAGGTAGAAGAGTAGCATTATATATAAATATTAAATAAAAGTCAGTAATATCAAGGGGTTAGACTGCTACCGATGTGCTACCGATGTCTCATTTTATCGGTAGAATGCTACCGATCTACCCCCTCAACTGCTACCGATGACTACCGATAATTTTTAAATTGCTACCGATTAGTTTTTTCCGAATTCTTCACTCTTACGAACCCTTTTGTACTTTTACCTCCTGCCCGGAAAACACTTTTTTTCCAATCAGGATGATTATCCATGATCATGTTAATCTTCGTTGACAGCTTCCTGTCATTCGAATTTCTCATAAATAAGTTGTACATCATTTCACGAGTTGAGACCTTATCTAGTTTTTTGCTTCCAGGATCAAAGTCGCTACTATTATCGAAATATTTACTTGTGTATTGATGTTGTTGCTGAATAGACCAGTTTTGCCAATTTTCAGGGACGGGCATATCAAGATATTCAAGCACTTGTAATTCAACTTCATCACGATACATGAACTGTTCACGGTAGATATTCAATTCATCCTCTGTATTTTCATCAAACATCAAATTAGCACCAGCACGATAGATTGTAACGGCTTCGCCCCAAATTTGTTCGATTGTATCAGGATCGATTTCCATTGGATGTTTCTTTTGCTGCCTGCTATCTGCCATAATCGGGAGAAATCGACGTTCTCCGGTTTTGTCCTTCAGGTATTCTGTTTGGTTAGTAGTTCTGGCTATAATGAAGTTTTTGGCAAACTCTTCTGTGCGTTTCATGTAGGGCTTACGATACCGTAAGCTAGTTTTTGATATAAAGGCTTTCGTTTCAGCAAAGCTCATCCGATTACTGGCCACCATTTCATCATCGTTGACGATTAGACTCTTTAACATAATGTCGTAATTATCTTTATTAGAGAAATCAGTCACGGCATCCGTATACCATTCGCCACCCAATTTTTGAAGGAGGGACGTTTTCCCAACTCCTTGTCCACCAACCAGATCCAGAACATAGTCAAACTTAACGTATGGATCATAAACTTTAGCAACTGCACCAACTAGCCACATTTGAGCGATTTTAGAAACTAAAGGGATATCTTCAGCGCCAAGATATACTTGAAGCATGCGGTCAATCCGGTTTCTGCCGTCCCACTTTTCAGCTGCTCTCTCCATATACTCAATAACTGGATTGTATGATCTTTCTGAAAAGAAAGTCTCCATGCCATCAAGCATCGCTTGGTTTGAGAAAGCAACACCTAACACACTTTCAAAGTAAACTTTTACGACTGAATCAAAGTTAGAAGGGAGCTCACCTTTTTTAAAAAGAGTGTTGCCGATCTTGATATCTTTAAGGAGTTCATGCTCTTGGGAAAAATCGTTGTGCTTTAGGTAAATACTCAACTGATCATCAGCTTTGAAAGACATCAACACATTACTTGGACTGTTGGCCTTGATGTCTCCCTTGGCAGTCGTTATCATCTTAGGTTGTGAGTCAATACTTACTACATTACCAATCACAATCACCTCCTATCTTTTTTAATCATACTTTCAATAGTACGCATCATTTCCTTTTCAGGCAAAGGGTTTGGACTATTTGCATTTGCTAATCTTGCAAGTTGAACAACTACACCATCGTCGACCGCACGATATAAGAGACCACCTACGAATTTTGCTAGTTTGTCATTTCGTCCACCTTCATCACCAAAACCAAGGGCGATGGTTTCAAAGAGATCTGTAGTCTGTGTTCGGTCTCTAGTATGTGAACGTCTAACTAAATCCCTAAGACCGTCCTTACCATCATACTTATAACCGTGAGTTTCGCCATACTGTTTTTTTATAGACTGGATTAAATCTTTTGAAGGAGTGACCATCGTGCCACCTTCCTTAGACTTTTCCAGATCCCACTCATACTGCCCTTTATCTGTGGCAGAGGGTGCGACTAACACATAATTATTTTCGTGAGCCTTAATATCAACACCAGGCAAGAATCCAATCATCTGAGTGATCGGCTCATCTTCTCGTTTGAAGTAGAATAGATGTTTACCGCCACTAGCCGTCTTAGCTTGCAGTGTCGGTTCGATTAAATTTAGATGTTTCCATTTTTTTAGCGATTCAAAACCATTCGATTTGCCGTGTTTGTCAATATCAATGACAAAGAAGTTGGTAGTCTTTAGGGCAATGTTTGCATTAGGGTAGCCGTCCCAAAAGTTTTCAATCTCAGATGGAGTCATGGCTGGCTTATCAGCAAAATCAATCAAAGGCATCTTGTTTTTAGGATTGATTGGAATGACTGAGAACCCTAACTTTTGGTACTGTAATGCGTATTCTTTCATCGACGGCATGGTTTTTTCTCCTCTTTGTAAATATAAACAAGTTCCTGGGCCGTATAGTTTGACTGATATTCGGCTTCAGTCATATCCAAGTATGTTAGCATAGCTGTATAAGCCTCTTCTACTGTCGTGAAAGGACCAAATTCCTCATCAGTTTCATCAATGACCCAGAACTTGTTATTTCTTAAAAAGGGAGGTCATCGTCATCAATATCAGCTTCAGTCAGCGGTTGTGCTTCTTCTTCTTCAAGGTCATAGTTTCGGAACTCACGGCCATCTTTCCCCTTAGTCACAGAGATAACAAGGTTGTAGTAAGAGCCAACTGCCTTACGTTTTAGAGCCTCTTCCAAGGCTTTACCGTCTTCTTCATTTCCTTGCATACTGTCGCCAGCAAGGACCAAGGCTTTGATAAAGAATTTCATAGTGCGTTCAACTGCCCAGTCAAGGTTCTTACCGTTCCATTCAGTCAGTGTGCCAAATGTTGCAAATTCAGAGCGTCCACTGTAATCACCGCCACGGATTTCAAATTGATAACCAAGGCTTTCCCAGCCTTTGTCCGATACGTTGAAGGTTGCTTTCTTCAGGACTACTGGATAAGTACCAGCTGGGATTGGTGCAGGACCGTTGGCGCTGTCTTTGCGTGGGTCAAAGCCCTCTTTTTTGATTGATTTTGCGATATCTAGTAAGCTCATGTGTATTCTCCTTTATTTCTTAAAATAGTTCATCATCAGAGTCAACTTCTTTCTTAGGTGCCTCTTTTGTTTTTTCGGTCTTAGCTGGTTTAGTTGTCTTAGCTGCTTCTTTTTTAGGGGCTAGCTTGCCCTTTGCAGGCTCAACAGCCCCACGGATAGTTGCCAAGATTTTCAAGATGGCCTTGTCATCAACCTGGTCCGCATAATAGGTCTTACGCTTGCGGTCAACCTCACGGTTGTAGTTGTTGCCGAGTTTTTCAGTGTGGATCATCAAATCAGAGTTTCCATTGATAAGATTGACATACTTATCTTTCAAGCTTGGCTTGTCTTTGGTGGCATTGCCATTGTCATCATATTCAGATACCTGACGGCTGATGTAAATAACATTCATTGGCAATGCTTTGAGGTCAATGACTAATTCTCTGATAGCTTGGTTAAAGAAGTCGTATCCTTTGCCGTATGGAATTTCCGACAAGGATTTCAAGCGAGGTTTACCAACTGGGGTTAATTCATCACAAACTGCAATCTTAATCATTTCAATAACATCGTCAATTACATCAATAACGACTGTTTCATAAGAGTGCTTCTGTGTCTGGAGAGCAAGCAAGATATCTCCAAGCTGCTTAATTACTGAATTGGTAATTCGTCCCTTGTCATCTTTTTCATTGATCAGCTGAATGCTTGGAACAGTGTTAGCTTCTGCATTCCCGTCTGTGTTCAAAACGATTGGATTTGGGAATTCATTTGCAAGATAAGACTTTCCGCTCATGGTTTCACCGTAGATGAAAAAATTTCGTGGGGTATCTTTAGGAACTTGTGGTTTATTTGCTGGAAGTGTAAATGCCATTAGAGAACCCCTCCAATAATATCCTTAATCATGTCCTCAATTGATGAACGGTCACGCTTGATAGGTTCAACTTCTGATCCATTCGGATAGGTCAATTTGTATTCCGCTTCAACTGCGACAATTTCACAGTCAAAAGCTGCAGCAAGAGCCTTGTAAGTCTTTTTGTTGTCTTCGTATTTTTTACGAGGAAGCTTCAAACAATATTCCAAGCTGCAAAAGTCAGCTGCAAATGCTAAAGAACTTCTGTCCTTGTAAGAATTAAGAAATTCTCCAGTTTTACGGCTACGAAATACGATCATTTCAGTTGTTTTATTCATTTTGTTTTCCTCTTTTTTTTAACTTTCTTTATAATAAAATTCAATTACATTTACATCATGCTGCTGACGACTTCCTGTTATGCGCCAGAGCAATTGTCGATAATCATCATATTCTCCAGAACCTTCTTCTACTGGATCCAATACGACAATAGTTTGGTATTTGTGTTGCAAGCCGTCTACTCCGACACCTAACACTTGACTAGTAGCAACCACGAATTTCTTATAAAGTCCTTCTTGAATATCGCCCGTCCAGATTCCAATTTCAGGATGGCGCTCGCTAATGACGTTGACAATCTGCTTAGATTTACTGACAATCAACATATCGTGTGGTGCTCGTTCGATTAAACCGTCAAGTTGTAACATCAATGGCGTATCCGCATTTACTGGCTTTAATTTTGGAAAATCGACTGCTACGCCTGTTTGATTAAGGTAGCGTTCAAAGGTCTTTCTTCCAAACGATTGCTTGGCCATTGCAGTTTTGCCGTCCACTGTTACAAGATTTAGTTTTCTAAATTCTGCAAGTTTTTCTGGATTGCCAGAGGCGACTCTCTTTTGGTAAAACTTAATCTCAAAACCGTTATTCTCAACTGCATTCTCAATTCCTTCAATCTCTTCCCAGCGGAAGAAATTAGGCAAGCTCGAGATATAACTTTCATAATTTTGAAAATCTTCCCACTTCTCTTTTGAATAGCTAAATGGATCATAGACCATTTTCCCATGAGTCTTTTGCCAGTCAAATTTATTATTTGGGGTTGCCCAACCAAATACCGTTTTTTCAAGCGGATAGAAATTTTGTCCTTTTTTCCGAATTGGTGTCGCTGAAAGACCTATCGTGTATTTTCGCTTTATTTTGCGATATAAGGCCACTTGTTTGTCAGAAGACATATTCTGCCATTCGTCTACTATCAGCACATCACAATCTAATTTATGCCCCTTTTTGACTTGATTTTGAAGATATCTATCTGTCTGAATGATAATCTCAACACCTTTATCAAAATTCATAAACTTGACTGCATCTATCCAACCATTCAGAATAGCTAGTCGATTGTTTGTGATGATGATTTTTTTAGCTTTTTTATGTTTTGCAATAGCAAGTGCACAGATAGTTTTGCCTCTGCCCCCAAGAGCCTCTAAAAAGATTCCATTAGATAAATGTTCACTTCTTTTAATCGCTTCAGCTTGCCACTTTCTTAGCGTTATTGTGATACTCACTCACCACCTTTCCGATATCATGAACCACTTCTTCAATATCATTTCTCATTGCCCAAAATAATCCAAGTCTTGCTGCTGCTCGAATATCTTGATGATGACTTTTTTCAAATTTCCAAAGGTCTAAGATTTTCAAAAGATCGTTTGGAATATCCGACTTGTAACCTGCATTGAATTGAAGAATGGCACCTGGATAGCAAAGTTGGATATAGGCGATGGTTTCTGCCACGCTATTATCTTTCGACTTGTCGTTATCCCTCGCCTTAAATTCTTCAACAATAACTACATCGAATTCAAGATTTGTTCCGATTTCGTGAAACCAATCAGCGAAACCTCTCATACCATAAGAGACAACCCAGCTATCAACTAATCTTGCATTATCCAACAAGACAACTCCTGTTGTGCTGGTTTCAATTTTATTACTACTTGGATCAATAGCTAAAATTTTCATCAAACACCAACTTTCTCAGTCAGCACTCCTGGATAAAGGGCAGTGTTAAACCAATTTTGTTTATTTACCTTTGCAAAGGCAAATAGCGATTTAACTTCTTTTGCTTGCTTCTCAAATTTTCGAATATCTTCCTCCGATTCAAAGATAGGTTTTTCCTTGTATTTAGCAACTGTGACCAGCTTGTATTCCGGAGTGAATACTGGCTTTTCATTTCCTTGATCAAGATTTGTTTCGTCTACTTTTACAAAACGAATCGCAACATCAAATAGAAAATCTTCAGTAACAAGTACTTCAATCGATTCTGGTCCAATCACAACTGCTAGTGAATCTGTTACTCGTGTTTTATTCATCAATTCCATTACTTAATCACCAACTTTTCTGTCCGGACAAGCTCCGCACCTTTGACTTTCTTGCCAGATTTAAGCAACTCTTTGAGTGTTTTTTTGTCCGGCGCAAGCGTCACTTTTTTTGTAAAATATTTTTTCGGAAGGTCGTCTTCGTTGACCTTGACTGATTCTGGATTCTTAGCAATTTTTATAATCAGGGCACCACTCTTAACTTCGGTTTGCCCCGTGACATTCATAGCTGCCATAATGTTATCCTTTACATAATCCAGCTTTTTCTGTGCCACCTGTTTCTTGGCTTTGAAGCTCTCTTCCTCAGCCTTGTACATTGCCACGTCGGCTTCTAGATTCTTGATAACATGGGCATATCCTTCTGCTTTCTGTTCGAATTGTTCTTGCCAATCGATAGCCTCAAGTGTGTCCGTTTTTGTTTCGTCATCAATATCCATTTGATAAATTGTCAGAAACTGACCTGTCAGTTCGTATAAACTAGCCATTTTTTTCTACCTCTCTGATTTTGTTTGTGAGTTTTGTTAGTCCAATACCTGATTTGGTTAAATCAGCGTTGGACGTAAATAAATGATTTTGATTCATTCTAGCAATTTCGTTTTTAGATAAACATGCCAGGTTTGAAATATCATAGTTTGTTTTATCACCGTCCAAGAAGACAATCGAATGCCCTTTTGGTATTGGCCCGTGATGTTCCTCCCAAACCTTGCGGTGTTTCAAAACCCATTGATTAGGTTCTCCAATCTTTTCTTTTGGATAACCGTTTGTTGTGTAGTTGATAGTACCGACAGGTACATAATTCGGAGGTCGATTACCTTTTTTGAACTGCCCGCCGTTTTTTGGCATATTGGGGTACTTCTTCCCCTTATTGTGAGGAGTCTGACCTTTCTCGAATCTTCCTGTCAAACCACTATGTAGATTATTATTTCTTCGATAACTCTTAATCTGTTTCTCAGTCAGTGATAATCCAAATTTTAGGTTCATTTCATTTGCGACATCGCGAGAAATCTTATTTTTTTGGATTGACACAAGGTAATCATGTTGTTCTTTTGTCAACAATTTACCTTGATATACTTTTCCAACAGGTAACCCTAAACGTCTGCGTACTTCTCCTATTTGAGTCTTGGTATAGGTCGTACCAAATTTCTCATTTAGTAACCTGGTTACTTCAGGAGTTAATCGGCCAGGGCATATCTCATGCATGTACTCTGTATACTCATCCTTCCAGCAAAGCGATCGGGGCATTATCCTCACCTGCCTTATCTTTGAACTTCTTAGCATCCAGGGCGAGCTGTCCTGCTTGTAAGATTTGGCTAGAGATAGCGACCATCTGTTTTGAACGTTGGAGTTCCGTCTTTAATTCATCTGCAGTAAGATCCCTATCGTCCAATGTTTCCAACTGGGCGAAAAGAGTATTGGTTAAATCTGTCAATTTATTTCGAACCATCTACTTCGTCACCTCTTTCATCAATTTATTTGCTTCTTTGATTAACAAACGCATAACATTGCTATCCGTTTCTTTTTCTGCTGCTCTTGTCAGCATATCCACCCACTCACGTCTAGTATCATTCTTCCAATCAACCAACTCAGTGAGTGCCTGTGTATGGTTATAGTAAGGAGAGTAGTCGTATGACTTATCTTCCAAGCGAACGCATCTGCCTGCCTTGATGTCTTTGGCCAGGTTCGCTCTCACATTACTATTTGTTGTACCAACGACCTCAGCCACTTCATCATATGAGGCAGCAGGGTGCTCTCTATAATATTCCCTAATTCGTTCAGCTTGAGTCATGTTTCTCCTCCTTATTTCAACCCTTCAGGCGGTTCTACATCATAAGTAAATTGCTTATCTGAATTTCTCAGATTCATCCGTGCGACATTGTTTGCCATCAGCTGGCGCTCTTTTTGTTTCATTTCAGCGTGGTCATCTAGTTTATTTACTAGCGACCATAGTCCAATTCCTACGATTATTACCAGGTAAATGTATTCCATCATTTTTCTTTCTCCTTTTCTTTGTAGATTGCTACGATTTTCTTCAAGTCTGCAATTTCTTGATTCGCTTCTTGAAGTTTTTCCTGTGTTTCAATTAGTGATTGATTGAGGTCTAAAGCGACCTCTTTCCAGTCGAGATTAGTTTCTTTGACCTCTTCCGAAAAATAGTTTTTGATTCTTGATAGTAGGTTCATCCTGCTGACCTCATTTTCTTGCTTGTTTCCATTTCTTTTTTCCAAGCTTTAGTTCCACGATATTGCAAGTATTCATAGAAACCTTTAATCGTTACAAGTTGTCCACTATCCAAAAGATGTTTTTGCTGACTAGGGAGTTTTTGCATTTCTCTTCTTCGCTCTCCTGCTTGTCGTTTTGAACATCCAAAGATACGTTTTAACTCTTCATCATTAGCAGAGACTTTTTCAATAATCACATCTTTAATTCTTACAATTTCAACTGCTTCCATTTTTGCTCCTTTCGTGTTATAATTTAGTTAGTTATTTTTGATGAGCGCCTGACTTCGTTAGGTGCTTTTTTCTGCTACTCAATCTTCTTATCCTTTCTTCTCTCGTTTTCTGCTATAATACATACAGAAAGGAGGATAACTTATGACTAAGTCTGATTTGGGACCTTATCTAGATGCAGTTACAAACGAAGATGGTACTCTTCTAATCTGCAAAACAGAGCAAGGTGCATACATTGGCGATTTCAACCCTTCATGCGATGAAGAAGATTTTGTGCTAACTTATGAAGACGTTTCTGTTTCTTTGTCTTACGCACAGGTTCTTTCTGCAACTCTTTTGAAGGTTTAATCGCTGGCTTCAAATGATCATTCATCCAAATACTAAACAAAAACTGACACTGTCCAACCGTCTTTTTTGTTCTAGTGCTTGGGTGGATTTTTATTTGTCGGAAATCCTCCCACGCTAACTTATGTCCGTACCCTTTTAGAATTTTCGTAAACAATTCAAAAGGTACTTCAAATGTAATCTTGTCAAGTCCAGTAGATTCTACATAATCTTCTGGTAACTTAAATAGTTCTCTGTCTGTCATTCTTTCTCCTCTTTGGTTATATAACCAACTCAGTCTATCAAGATTTTGAGAAATCAATTTCAGATTCTCACTAATCGAGCGTGACTTTTTTTGATACGGCAATCTCAGAAATTTACCACCAGAGGTAACTACCTTAATGATTTTTTCGAGGTGGTCTTTTTCTTGTTTCAAGCTTTCAAGAACGCTTTCCATCTATGTGTTCCTCCTTCTTATTTTTTTGTTTCTAGTCATTTACGAAATTTTCGTATTTTTTCCCTAAAAAAATATCATCGAATTTCACATTGAAAAAAAACATGTATTTTTTCAATAGCTGATAACCGATATCAGAGCTATCTTTTTCTAATCTAGCAATTGTTTGACTTGAAACTTCAAATTTTTCTGCCAACTCTGCTTGAGTAAGTCCTTTGTTGATTCTCATAGCTTCTAAAGTCCACTGCACGTTCCTACCTCCTTATCTAAATTCATCCAAGCTGACTTCCAATGCATCAGCGATTTTGCATATATTAGTCCAAGAAAGGTACTTTACCTTTCCACTTTTCAAATCAGAAAAGAAACTACGGTTGACTCCAGACATCTTAGATAATTGATAACCATTCAAATTTCTTTCCTGCATTATTCGGTTTAATTGTTCCCACATTTTACACCCCAAAAAACACTATATGTTGTTAAACAAATATATTTAATTAACAATATGTTGTGTTTTTCTGTTATCTATGTTATAATCATTCTTGACTAAGACCTCTCACCGTTTTAGTCAAAATTCCAATAGAAAGGAGGAGATTTTATGAAATCCTTTAAATATTTTCGAGAATCTTTAACAGCTGAAGATATGCAAGCTATCTCTGCTAAAGCTAATGAAGCTACTAAACAGATTGACCATACAGACGGATTGCAACTGGGGAAGGTCAGTGGTTTGACTTCTGTAATAACTACTATTGAGTTACTTGAGAAGTATCATGAATGGCTTCATAGCTAAGACGCTTAAATTCTTCTGAGTCTATCTGAAAATTGATATGCTTTTTTTGTAAACGCTCAAGAAAACTAGTGTTTCTTAAAAGTTTTTCAACTAACTCAGGGTCTGCCTTTACAAAGGTGGACTCTTTTTTCCCACTATACGGATATCGTCTTGGTCTCATTTCCTCACCCCCTTTCAAATATGGTATAATCAAAATAAAACGATTGGAGAAATCTTATGATATTTCAAGTGAAAGTAAATTCTTCTGTTTCTAGGCCTGTAACCGTTGAAGACATTTGCCCAAATTGTAAAAAACCAACCAATCCAGATCTTGTGAACTCTTCTTATTTTTCTCTTGGAGAAAATAAAACAAGCTTAGTATTAACATGTAGATGCTTAGGTTGTAAGCACTTTTGGACAGAGGAGTTTATAGCTACAAGATTTTTAATCAATGACTATACCGAAAAATACGAAATTGAACATATCAAAGTAATCCCTAATCTTCCGAGCGATATACCTATATCTGACGATGTAGAGATAGTTTCTCCAATTGGTAAGCAAATCTATGTCCAAGCACTGAAAGCTGAACACGAACAACTAGACCACATTGCAGGTATTGGATACCGTAAGGCGCTTGAGTTCTTTGTTAAAGATTTCTCCATTGTTACAAATCCTGATGATGAAGATAAAATCATTAAAATGTCATTAAAACAAGTTATTGAAAAATATATCAAGGATGAAGACCTTAAAACATTTGCGCTTGCATCTGCTTATATCGGTAACGATGAAGGTCATTACTATAGAAATAATCCTGATAAAGGTTTTACAGACCTAAAGAACTACCTACACGGAGTTATTCACTACATGGAAATGAAACTCAATTTCCTTGATGCTCAAGAGCTTGTGAATCGTTCAAAGAAATCTTAGAATCTACTTCATCCAACTTCTCAGCTATATATGTCACAGTCCTCAATATCTCATTGAGGGCTGTTCTTTCTAGTTCGTTCATTTGTCTTACCTCCTTTTCCTTAAGCTTGATTTAATTATAATACGATTTTTTCGTATTGTCAATAGTTTTTATCAAAAAAATAGGATTTTTTCGTATTTTTGATTGTTTATCATTCAAAAATGATATATAATGTAATTATAAAAAATACGAGGTAATCGTAAATGGACGAAAAAAAACGAATGCAAATTATTGCTGAAAATATTACACACTTTAGAAAGCAACGTGGCATCACCCAAAAAGAGTTGGCTAAAAAAGTTGGAATTACAGCAAGTACTATGACAGACTATATGAAGTTAAGAAGCGCTCCTTCTTTTGGTGTTATCCAAAAACTGGCTGATTATTTCGGTGTTAAAAAATCAGATATAGATACTACTTTTAAAGAAGAATCCACCAACTCACTGCCAGACGCTCCAGATTCGCTCACACAGCAGATAATGGATAAGGTAGTGCAATTAATCACTCCAAACAAAAAAATCGTTCTTCGGACGTCTGAAGGGCTTCTGGAGAGTCAAAAAAACGAAGAAGAAACGAAGATAAACGAAGTATCGGAGAACATCATCAGACTGGACGACTACAGACAGACTACTTACCGACGTGTTACTGGGGTTGTCTCTGCTGGTAGTGGTTCGATACAGGACGACGATTTAGATATGGAGGTTTCGTTCTATGAGGATGAAATCCCAGACGACTACGACGCTATCGCTTATGTCGTCGGCAACTCTATGGAGCCAAAGATAAAGAATGGTGACTATCTTTTTATAAAGAATACCCAACAGGTTGATTATAACACTATCGGCATCTTCCAAGTAGACGGCGCTAACTATGTTAAGAAACTGCGTCAGGGATATCTGGAAAGCTTGAATCCAGATTATGAGGATATACACCTAGACGAAAGCAACGATATCCGAACTATTGGGAAAGTCGTGAGTGTGTATAGAGAGAAATAAAAAAGAAAGTAGGTAATTACAATGGAATTAAAAGAAATTATAGAAAATATAAAAAAAGAAATCCCTGTTTTGGATTCTTCTACCGACTATTGGCTAGTACGTGCTAACTCTGGAGAATATTACACGGATTTTAATCTAAATGGCTATATAGGTATCGGATGGAATGAAATCACCCTCGAAGATATTAGACGAGCAGATAATAACTCGAATGTATTAAAAGAAATTTTAAAAGAGAAATTAACATTTCAAGATGACTCAGAACCATCTGAAAACAAATATGGTATCACCGCAGGTCAACTCCTTCGTTTTGTAAATAACATTAAAAGAAATGATATAGTTGTTGTGCCATCCGAAGGGTCTGAAAGATTTTTAGTTGGTAAAGTAACCGGACCGCTCTATGAACTTAATCAATCTCAACTTGAGGAATATAAAAGCGAAGAGTTGACACATAATCGGTCAGATTTTGCAAAAAGGTGGAAAGTCTATTGGTTGGGATGGTTCAATCGTTCCGACGCAGACAGCGCATTGTATAAAATGATCTATTCTCATGCAACACTATCAAATATAAATGATTATAAACCGTTCATTAATCGCGCACTTTTTCCTTGCTATATTGAAGACGAAAAGCTATATATTAGCTACCATGTAACAGAAGAAAAAGATATTCAAGGGGTATATTTAGGTCAATTTGTTTATCAATATTCTCTATTAACAAGGTTGCTTTTCCCTGAAACACGAGTAGATTCAAAAATAAACGTACAATCTGAGGGTATAATAGAACTTATTACACACACTGTAAATTACGGACTTATAATTTCAGCGATACTTAGTGGAGCAATTGTTCTGACAAGTGGGGGAAAATTAAAGTTTATGGGATTAGAACTAGAAGTTCCAGGATTAATAAATACATATCAAGAGTATCAAAAAAATAAACTCGAACGGATTAAGCAAGCAAAAGAACTAGCTGACGAACTCGGTGTACCAATATCTGAACTAGGCATTCGTATTCCAAGAAAACTAACAACAGCTATTGAAAGCCAAAAGAATGTAAAACTTGCTTCCAGTAATCCGCCAGAGAAATCTGGAGAATAAAAAAAGTCTAACATCAGTTAGACTCGAAGAAAATGAATTTCTTTAGTTTTAATGAGATAAGCATAGCTATCGCTAAGGAAAGATAATCGTTTGTGATAAAAATTGTGGTTATTGAGAAAAATATCTTGAAAATCAAGAGAAATAAAAATATAGATACAATAAAATTTTTTAACTTTGTTTTCAACATATTTTTTCTCCTTATTCTTTTGAAACAATTATAACACAATTATCTGTTAAAGTTAAATAATTCTAAAAAATCCCCACACTCTCCATCGCCAAACTTTGAGTGTGAGGATATCCTGGATAGTAAAAGGCATTAAAAAGCCCTCTTTACTATACCCATTTTATCAAAAAGTGAGGTTAAAATCAATGTGGATGGAAGAATTACCAAACGGCAAATATAAATTTTTTGAGCGATACAAAGATCCATATACTGAGAAATTAAAAAAAGTTTCAGTAACCATGGAGAAGAAAACTCCCCAGGCAAGAAATCAAGCTGCTATCTTGTTGCAAGAGAAGATAAATAAAAAACTTAGCACAAAACAAGTAGAAAGCATTACATTTGAAGAAATCTATAACCTTTTTTATAAATCATGGGCGCAAACAGTAAAGAAATCAACAAAACATAATTGTAAATCAGTTGATAAGAAGATGAAGGAAGTCATACCATCCGATACCATACTTGCTAATCTTGACAGGCGTTTTCTTCAAGAGGCTATTGAAAAAATTATTGAAAGCAACGGATATATTACAGCTAAAAAAGTACGGCATAGGCTCAGAGGTATCTTTAATTACGCTGTTCAATACTCTTACATTGAAAACAACGAGGTCGATTATACTACGATTCCTCAAAAACCAAAGACTTTAGAAGAACTGGAAAAAAAGCGTAACAACTTTCTCACCATGCAAGAAATAAAAGCACTTGTCGATGTCCTTAATCGTCGAGAATATCACCAAAAGTACGCTGATATGGTTCTTGTGCTGACATTAACTGGTATGAGATATGGTGAGTTAACTGCCTTACAACTGAAGAATATAGACTTCGAAAACAACAAAATTGAGATCACAGGTAATTTTGATTCAGTAAACAAAATCAAGACGCTACCAAAGACTACAAATTCAATACGGACAATCAAAGTATCAGAGAGTGTCATAGAAGCTATTCAAAGACAAATAGTACGACTTAGCGAACGTTTCCAGCCATTGTCAAGCGATGATTATATTTTCTGTTTTGAAAAATGGAATCAACCTACAACAATAGCTTGCTTCATACAGATATTAAAAAAATATGGAAAACAGGCCAAAATAGAAAAAAACTTATCTAGCCATATTTTTAGGCATTCTCATATTTCGTTTTTAGCAGAGTCTGGCCTCCCAATAAAATCAATAATGGATCGAGTTGGGCACTCAAATGCAAAAATGACTTTGGAAATCTATTCTCATACTACTGAAGATATGGAGGATAAACTGGTCAATAAATTAGATACTATTTTTTAA